TCGGTCGGGCGAAGGCCGATGTTGTCGGGAGCGTCGTACTGTGTGATCTTCGGCATATCAGACAAACAGCGTTGCTACTGCCGCCGCCCCTTTGATTGCTGCCGTCCACGTGGCATTGTCTGCCGCGTCCTCTTGTGCGTCGGCCGCCATTCGCGCTGACTTGGCCATCAACTCATAAGATTGCGCCTGCTCGCGATAACCGGCCTCCTCGATTAGACCTTGTTGACCGAGGGCGGCCTTAGTCAAGGCACCCTGCGCCGCGCTATCGCGCAACAGATCGAGCGCCGATCCGGCCGCCTCGAAGCCAGAAGCCGCAACATCGGCCGCTTGCTGGCCGAGGGTCAGATAGATTTTGCGCCTTTCCTGAAAATCCTTGATTTCGTAAGAAGTCTTGGTGAATTGCTCGTTGCGCAGGGCGCCCGCGCGCGCGAGGTCATATTGCTCGGCTTGGACGCGGTTGCCTGCCGCCTTTGCTTCCAGGCCGCCAATGGAAAACAAATCATCAACCGCGCCGGCGGCAAATTGGAATGTTGAAGAACCGAGCGCCATGACTAGGCATCCTTTGTCTGCAGGAACCCGCCGATTGCGCAGATCGTCGCCGGCAACGGTCGGGTGACGCGCCAGCACAGCGCGCCGTCAAACGTGTCATCGTCCAACAAGTCGGCGCGATACATACCGGAGAACGTCACGCCGATCGCCATGGCGGTGCCGCTGCCCTCCGCGTTGAACTTCACCGCCTCAAGCCTGTCGAAGCGTGTGCCGATCGAAAGCCCGGCGCTCTGGTCAACCAGCATCGCGTACTGATGATTGCGCCGCAGCTTGCCGAAGGCTGGGCCGCTGCGGGCACCGCTTTCCGCCGGCGCGTTTGGCCGCACGATCTGGCCATCCGACGTGTAGGTGAAGCCGACCACGACTTGGCCGGCCGCAACCGCCGCTGCGGCTAAAACCTGAGTGAATAAGCCCTCGCCGGTGCCCGCCGACACGCCGTCACCGTAGGGCACGGTGATCGAGCCGTTGGCCACGACAAAATCGACAATAGGCGCGCCTTTCTCGCGTTGCCCGCAATCGAGCCCGGCCGCGTAAACCTGCACAGTCTTGCCGTTGAGGTGCCACAGCCCGTTTATGGTCAACCCGCCATAGGGCGCTGGCGTGGAGACACTGGTCGAAGTCGATGACGGCTCGATTGCGTTGTCGAGTTGCCAAGCGTCGGCCGGCGCGTCGGTTTCCGTGAATACGTTGGTCAGCATTTCGACATGACGGACGCTGCTAGTGTCGCTGGTCACCATCACCAGCGCGTCGAGCGTGCCGTCAGTATTGGAGCCGACACAGATGCTTTCCACCGTGCGGCCAGATCCGAGCTCGTGCCGATGCCAGCCCGCGGCGTCAGGCGGCTGTGACGAGACGAGGCTATCGCGCGCATAGGTAACACCAATCAAGCTGCCGTTGCCGCAGCGCGCCCATATCGTCGGGATCAATTCGTTCTGGTAGCCGAGTTCCTCGATGCTCGTCCCGACAAGATGCTTCGCGGTGAATGCGATGTCATGCGCGGAAAACTTGCCGCTGTAAACGTCGGGGAAATACTCCAACAGTGTGCGCTTGAACGTCTGCACAACCGCCAAGGTCAAGCCCGTGTGACGCGGCTCGATGTTGGCACAACCGTATTTGGTGACACGGTGCGCTTGGATCGTCGTCGGCGTCAGCGGCACGTTGTTTGATGTCGCGCGCACCAGCCATTCGCCGGCCTGCGTCCCGCAGACGATGCCGTTGTCGTCCGGGTCCATCCAAAAGATCGGGTTCACGTCCGGCGCGTTGAAAGTGTAAGTAATGCCATTGTTGCCGGACACCGAGCCGTCTGGATTTGTCGGCGCGAAGTTGAACGGATCGTTTGATTTGCTGCTATCGATGCGATTGTTGACCGCGCCCGAGAGCCACAATCGGCCCTCATGGTAGGTGCCGCATGTCGGCCAGCCGGTCGTATCGCTGTAGATGCCGAGCCGCCAGATGCGGATTGCGGTCGTATAAAGCAGGGCGTCGCCGATGATCTGCACGGTCACGCCGGCGGCGCTGCCGGTGCCTGCCGGGCTGAGAAAAGCGAGCTCCGCGACCGCGTTGGTGAGCGTGTACGAGATTGCAACGCCGCCGGTCCAATTGAACCCGCTCGCGATAATCTCAACCCATACGAACTTCCATGCGGTCACCTGATCGGTCGAAATGATCGTGACGGGCGCCGTCGTGTTTGCAATGGGGCCCGTTGTGCCGAGCAACGTGCCATCGGCTGGCGAGGCTGGCGCGCTCGCCTTGCCACGCAAATTGAGCGTGAGAAAGCCGCCGTTCGCCGCCGTCCCGATCGGGCCATTGGTAAAGGCGAATGGCGACACACCGGCATGAGTGAATGAGCCGAAAGCAAGCCCCTGATCGCTCGACGGATAAACGATTGCCTGCGCAATGACCTGATCGGTCGCCGCCGTGTAGTTCTTCCCGACAAAGGAACTGAGCGGTGGGAACGCGCCGCCAGGAAGAACAAACGCCCCGCTTGTTATTGTTTCTTCGGCTGATGCTGACGCGACCTGTGAGATTACGCCGTTAAAGGCTGCGGCAAGACCGCCACCCGCGGTCATGTCCCCGAGATTGACCGAGCCAGCCAAGGCGCGATCGATGATATTCGAGAGCGCAGTGATTTTGCCCCAAGTCCAGATCGCGCCGGTGGGGAACAGCGCCCAAATCGTCGGCGCGGTGTTGGGAGTGACGCCGGTATTATTCGCAAGCGCCTTCCAGTAGGTGCCGGCGTAGGCGACGACGTTGCCAGTAACATAGGCCGTCCCCACCGCCCAAATCGGCGGCTCCGAGAACAGCCGCACGAGGCGGCCGATGTCGGATACCTGGAAACCATTCGGCCCGATGGCGTCGGCCGCGCTCACCGCCACCCAGTTTGCCGAAGGCGGCGCGCTGCCGAGATTGGCGTCGACCAAAGACCTGTAATTCACGCCGCCGTTTACAACGTAGTCGCCGATCGAATAGGACCGCGCCGCATCGTAGGCATTAAACGAGAGAGTGAGATTGATATTGCCGATCAAAGCCGATGGCGTTGCCAATGTCCCGCCCGGCACCGGGTCCATATAAGGACCATCCTTGAAGTTTGCCGCGGCCAGCGAGAAGGTTGCAAACGCGGTGGCAGTCGGCGGCGTGACGACCTGCAGCACATACGGCTTGATCGCGGCTTGCAAAAACACGGCGCCGGGTGTGGTCGCATTCAGCGTTGGAATGTCGGCCTGGATCGAGCGCAACGTCTGCCAGAGGGCACCCGTGTAGGGCGTGACAAATTCCAGCACGCGGGAGACGTTGCCGGCCACGAACGCTCCGAGCGTGGCACCATCAATGTTGACGCCGGTGATTGCGTCGGCAAGCGTGAACTCTGTTGCAGAAGTGACGGTGATCGTGAACAGCCGGTTTTGCAGCAATGGATTGTTTGCGCCGAGCGAATTGAATGCAACTTGATTACCTGTTGCCCACCCGTGCGTCGCGGTCAAAACCTTGGCCGGGTTGGCGGCCGAAATGCTCACCACCGCCTTCTGATCGTTGGTCATGACCAACGCAGGGCCGGCGCGGAAGCGCAGAAAACCCGAGGTGAATTCCATCGTGTAGGGCGACGATTCCTTGAAGTCGAAGGCGATGACGCGACCAAGCGTGCCACCGCGCGTGGTGCCGAGGTGACGCGAGCCGGGCCGGCGAACCCAAGTGCCCTGTTCAAGCGGCTGTGAGTTGAGGCAGACATTCAGCCAAGTGCGATAGCCGGGATGGTCAAACCGGCCTTGGATCGACTTGCTAACTTCGCCGCCGAGGAAGCTCGATTGTACGAAGGATGCGGCCGGCATGGCTATGCCCGGCAAGCTATGAAGTCGTCTACGGGGCTTTCCTCGGGGCCTGTTTCTATGCCGTTTACCGTGCGCGCTTCGCTCATGAATTTTTCGTAAATCTTGGCGATGAGTTCCAGCTTGGAGCCCGATTGCGTCAGCGGCTCGCAAATCGCGAGCCCGATGCGCGCGCCGAGCCCTTCGCAAAACATCGGGTCCATGTTTGGCACGTCGACCGTATCGGCGACGAAGCGCAGGAGGATCGCGTTAACCTCCACCGAAACAATGTAATTCCCCTCGAAAAGCCAATCGGTGTAGTCGAGCCCCCAGGCTGCTCCGAGATAGAGCGACGATCCGGCTTTCGGATCACTCGGCGCTTGGCGCAGGAAGCCCGCCGGCAGGCGGAATACGTTGCGCGTGCTCGATTGCGTCGCCGGCCCGGAGCCGAGCGGATAGACTATGTTCAAGGTCGTCAGGCCAACGCCAAACGGGAATTCGGTGCCCCCGATCTGCAACCATTTCAGCGACCCGGTGCCGCCGGTGAATACCGTCGTCCAGGGCGTGAGGATGCCGGTGTTTGTCCATGATGCCGGGCTGGTGAGCGTCGGATCATTGCCGAGATTGCCGGCGCCGACCGAGGTGTAGCGCACGCCATCCGATCCGGTCACGGCCGCGCCGGCGCCGTAGGTCACGCTGGCATCCCAATTAGCAGCGGAGGAGGTCGGCGTCTGATTGGTGTTGAGGTCGATCCGGCTCATGTACGCGACCGCGGAGAAAGTCACGACCTGATTTTTGAAATAGACCGCGGTGGACGACCAGGCCGTGGCGGTGGCCGGATTGTCGGCGTTGTTGCCCTGCAGAGAGAGAAAAACCCGGTTCTTGCCATCGCCGGCCGTCGTGTAAACGAGCTCGCCGGCAAAATAGCTGGCCGTGGCGTCGTACAGCGAGACGGACATCGGGCCGAAATACTGCGCCCAAGTCAGCGAATTTTCGGGCTGGTTGCCGAGATTGTTCGGGATCTGCGAAATCCAGAGTTGGCCGGTCTGATCCGAGACGAGCGAGCCGACGAAATAGGTGGTGGTCGACACCCACAGCGACGGGGCGAGCAGCATCGTGTTGACATCGATCGCGCGCAGGACAGCGCGACGGATCGCGAACCGCCACACATTGCGCCGAAGCTCGGATTTGCGCAGTTGATCGTAAACCCGGCCGCAAAGGCGGGCCTTTTTGTTGTCCTCGGTGAAGCCGAGAACGGCGTCGAGCGGGTCCTGCCCGCAATGGTCCAATGCTCGATTGGCAATGTCGATCGGGGTCTTGAAGTCCATGCCCGGCAAAATGGCCGGATTTGAAAATGTCGCAACGCACCCATTGAATTACCAAGATTTAAGCTGTCCCGGCGTGGCGATGAA